GCTCTGCAGATATCGTGGGGGAGAAAGAGGGGTCTGTTAAGGTCACTCGCGGTCGCACAATGGATAATGCTGCGAACCTGGCTGCGCCGTTTCTCAAGAAAATCCGGGAAAGATACGAGGGAACCCGACTTGGGCGCCAGGAACTTGATGCCGAAATTCTTGGCGATATTCCAAACGCTCTGTGGAATCTTGAAACCATCGATCTCTATCGAACAAGAACGGAGCCAGAGAACTTTACTCAACTTGTGGTAGCTGTAGACCCGGCAATAACGGACACTGAGAGCAGTGACGAACACGGTATAGTTGTGGCCGGGGTGGTTCAGGAGAAGGATGAGCAGGACGGATATGTGCTTGAAGACGCCAGCATACGGGGAACGCCGAAAGAATGGGCGACTGCAGCAATAGCCGCTTACGACAATTGGGAAGCCAACTGTATTGTAGTTGAGACAAACCAAGGCGGTGATATGGTGAAGAACACAATTCACAGTGTTCGCAAAAACGTTCCAGTGGTAGAGGTGCGCGCTACTCGGGGGAAGCACGCGCGCGCAGAACCCGTTTCATCGCTTTACCAACAGGGCAGAATCCACCACGTAGGAGCGTTTGTCGAGCTTGAGACCCAAATGACCCTTATGACCAGCGCTGGGTATGAAGGCGAAGGATCTCCTGATCGGGTAGATGCCCTGGTGTGGGCGTTTACCAAGATGTTCAACCTGATGACGCGCCCCAAGAAAGAGAAGAAAGCGCTCCACATCCCCCGCGCAAAAAGGTTGGGGTAGGGTTGATTATGTGAGCGCATGCATATATCGTGTTTGTAACCATCAAAAGGGAAATGGAGAATATCACATGAGAAAAGTCGTTTATAACGCTTGCTTCGGCGGTTTTAGCCTCAGCACAGAGGCAGTCAAATTAGGCCGTGAATTATCAGGCGATCAGAAATGGGCTGGGACAACTCTAGTGGGAGAGATGTTCAGTGATGGTTCAGGGCCTCGTGAGGGTTTCAGCCGAATGGATTGTGTCTATATTGGTTATGATTTTCCCCGCCATGATCCGATTTTAGTAAAAGTTGTCGAAACGCTCGGATCAAAAGCTTCTGGTTCACTCGCAGACCTGCAAATTGCAGAGGTTGAGGGTCCGTATCGCATTGATGAGTATGATGGTAATGAAAGCGTGGAAACGCCAGACAGTTATGACTGGGTAACGTAGGGCTCAATATCGACAAGCTGCATCGATACATCGCAGAACACGGCGATCCCTGGCATTGACACCGTAAGCAACCGCGCATATAGTACCTACAGCAACCAGAGGGAAAACAGATGAAAGTTGAGTCAGGGAAATTTTACAGAGACGGTCACGGAAACACGGGGGGGCCAGCTATTTATGCGCCAGACTATGATGGTGATAAATACGATTGGATCGTACCGCCTTTAGGGTGTTTTAAAGAAAACGGTGAATCCATGAGGGATGGTGAGGAATGCGACCTCATAGCCGAATGGACCGACAAACCGCGCTCTTGGAGTGAACTGACAGACGCTGAGAAGGGCGCGCTGCTGCTCGCACAACATGAAGGCAAAGCTGTTCAAGTTTGGGCATATTGGCAGGCCATACCCTCATGGCGCGACACCGAAATATCTATGGACACTGATATGGGCACTGACAGTTATGCTTACCGAATCAAGCCAGAACCATTTGTTGATACTGTGACGCTTTACGGCTCCAATGTCACTTGGACTCCGACGCAAACTGACAGCGATACCCGCAAGCTTTCTATTCCCATCAAGGATGGACTTGCGATCACCGGCACGTTCACCAATGAGAACGGGGACACCATCCAGGTGAAGAAAATCTAATGAAAACTTTCTACGTAATTATCCTCGCTTTCAACTCATGGGATGAATGTCAGAACTTCGCCCACGACGCAGGGCTCTACGACATGGAGCAGGTTGAGTTCATGTGTCACCCACACCAACAACCGAATGAAACCGCGCCCAGCAAGTCTCTGCGCCCCAAATCTAGGACGGAATGATGCCGGATTCTATTAATCACCCCGCCTATCAAGACATCACCATCCGAAAGACGCTGCGGGACGAATTTGCGATGAAAATCTTGCAGGCAGCTGCCAACAGCGGTGATCCTATCGACATGCGCAAAGGCGAAACAGAGCGAGAGGCACTTTATCGCTTTTGGAGAGGTATTGCGGAAGGGGCCTACATAGCGGCTGACGCCATGATGCGCGAACGGGAGAAACGGGAATGATGGTTAAATCTTTGATATCTATCTTTGTGGTTGCGCTTCTTACGATTATTCTTCTTGTCATTATTATTGCGGCTACTGACATAGTTCTTGGATTTCTTGTGTGGCTATGGGATTGACAACCGCGAGCCCCCGAGCCTAATCTAGCTCACCTACTTAGATACTCTGTATCTGTGCCTCAATACCACTCACGCCCGGCTGGCAGAACCTTGACGGTGCCAGTCGGGTCTTTTTATGCGTATTGATTGCAAGGGCTTTGAATGCAATAATCGCGCAACTATTGCTCGTTTAAGGTTCACTGATGGCCCGCAAGACCAAGACATCTCTCGATCCAAACGTTCAGATGACAGACGAAGAGCAGCAAATGCTTGAGCGCTTCAAGCGCGACATTGAAAGCGATGCGGATGCAATGGACGATCAGCGCGACAAGGCCAATGAGGATATGCGCTTTGTCAACGTAGACGGCGGCATGTGGGAAGACTGGTTTGAGGATGTGTTTGACCACGAGGACCGCGTAAGGCTTGAGCTGGATATCGTTTCGAACCCCCTTCAAAGATTTCTGGGCGAGCGAAACCAGAACCCCACGGGCGTTGTATTTAAGCCAGACGACAGGGGGACGACCACCAAGGATTCAGATCTTCTTAACGGTATATACAGGTCTGACTTTCGGGATTACTCAGGCAAGATAGCCGTAGACAACGCCATCATGGAAATCGCCACTGTTGGAGTGGGATCTTGGCGGCTGGCTAACGAGTTTGACGACGACAGCGACCCGGAAAACGAAAACCAGCACATTGAATGGAAACCCATCTACAACAGCTACAACACCGTGTACTGGGATCAGTCGGCTTTGCGCATCGACAAGCGCGATGCGGGACACTGCACGGTCCTAACCCAATACACGGATGCAAGCTTTGAAAAAGAGTTTCCAGGTCATCAGCCTGTTAGCGCATACACGCCTGAAAGTAGGGACTTTGGTCGGCGTGGCATAGGCGCAACTGCCGACATCCCAATCTATTACATCGCCACGCGCTATGAGATTGTCCGAAAAGAAACAACTGCATTTGTTTACAACAATCTGGCAACCGAAAAGGTTGAGACGTATTCCAAGGAAGATCACGACAAAATCAAGGACGAACTGGCCGACGACGAAACGCGCACATTTGTCAGAGAGCGCACGGTTATTCACCAGACATGCGAGCGCACCGTATTCAGTGGGACCGAGATCCTGCGCAAAACCAAGCGTGTTGCAGGAAAATACATTCCTGTCGTTACTGGATACGGGTACCGAGCTTTTGTTGATGGAACGGAGCGCTATCGGGGGTTGGTGCGCAAGATGAAGGACGCTCAACGCCTGTACAACGTGCAGGTGTCCCAGCTGGCGGAGAACAGCGCATCAGCGGGTCAGGAAGTCCCGATTTTTACCCGCGAGCAGGTTGAAAACCAAGACATTTCTGAAATTTGGGCTGACAAGAACAACAAGCCATTTCTCATGGTGGACAATGCCACCGATGAAGAGGGAAATATTGTTGCTATGGGTCCGCTTGGATACAACAAGCCCGCAGCTTTGGACCAATCCACAACAAGCCTTCTTGGGATTATCCCGGCATACATTCAGGAGCAAACCGGATTTGTAGCGGGGGAGGCGATCGACAAAGAGGCCAGCGGAAAAGCTCTTGCGCAACTCATGAAGCGTGAGAACATGAACACGCAGGTTGTCAGCGAAAACATTGACACCGCAATCGCATGGTCAGGTGAAATCTATCAGGCCATGGCCCAAGAGATTTACACAACCCCACGCATAAAGCGCACCCTCGAGCGTGATGGCACTGAGGGAGAGGTCGGACTTCTCGAAAGCGTAATGGACCAACAAACGGGACAGTTTGTTGAAAGCAACGATCTGCGCACAAAGAAATTCAAGTCGTACGCAGATGTCGGACCGCAATACGAAACACAGCGCGAGCAGACTGTTGAGGACATGAAAGGCATCATGGAATTACTGCCCAATGTTCAGGGCGGTGAGCAATACATGCCGATTGCCCTAGCGGTGCTGATGGATAACATCACTGGCGCGGGTCTTGGACCACTCAAGGATTTCAATAATCGCAAAATGATTGAGCTGGGGCTGAAGGAACCGAAAACCGATGAGGAAATCGAATTTGCTCAGCAGTTGGAACAAGCCGCAAGTGCGCCCAACCCGCAGGCAGAACTTATCCAAGCGGCCACACAACAATCTTTGGCCGAAGCCCGCAATCTCGATGCAGCAAGCGCAGAGAAGGTAGCCAACACTGCCCTGAAAGAAGCCCAGACAGCCAAGACAATAGCAGAGATTGGCAACGAGCAAGAAAAAGTTCGTCAAACTGGCGTGAAGCTTTTGCAGGAGACGCGGCAGCGCGCCAGAGAGCAATTGCGCCAGTTTCCGATTAACCAGAACAGGCCACAATAAAGGTTGCTACAATGTCGATATCTCTAAAGGCGCCCTTAGCAGCAGTTGCAAACGACATTGAGCCCGTCACGCCAAGTGACAGTGCAAATCTGCCGAGCCCAACAATTGCTCTTTACATAGAGGGGGCTGGGGATGTGGTAATAACCACCACTAGGGGACAGCAGAGAACCGTAAACGTTGCGGCCTTTTCAATTCTTCCGGTTTCGGTCCTTCGGGTGCATGCAACTGGAACCACTGCAACCGGAATCCATTCTCTGGTAAAAACCCCTTGATAGGTTTGGGGTTCGATATCCAAATCACTGCGTGCAATCAGTTGCAGGGGGACTTTATCGGACGCTTGGGGCCTGCCTTGGCTATTTGGAGAGACCCGTCCGACTTATCTACTTTGTTTCAGGACGCGGCCGCTACAGTTCCCGTTACCTCTGCGGGCGATCCTGTCCGGCGTATAAACAATAAAGGGCAAATCGGGGGACATTTTCTAACTCCGAGCGCAGCGGCGCGGGGCACATATCAAACGGATGGTACGTATTACTGGATTGAAATGGACGGTGTTAATGATGTTTACGAATACCAGGGTACCGTACCGTTTTCAGTGAATGTATACGAGGCCATAGCCTTTCGAACCATTAGCTTACCGGCAGCTTTTCCCCATGTAATCAGCAATAGAGGGACGGGCCCAGGCAACACAAACTTTCGGCAACCCCTGATATTCACGCGCCAAACAGATTTGGGAATGGTTACAGTATCTTTCGGGGGTGCTCAGCTGGATGTGGATACGGGCGCATCTTTGGTTGGGTCAGATGTTATTTACACGGCTTCCAATACCTCTGCAGCCATCAATGCAAACGTAAATGGCACCACAGGATCAACTGCGGGTGTCGTTCTGACCAGCGGCGGAACTGACCCCTATCAAGTGGGAGGTCCCACCAATGCAAACATTCGGGATTATGGCGGCATTCACCTTAACCGCATTCCAACGGTTTCCGAAGACCAAGCTATTCGCGCTTATTATGCGACAAAATCAGCAGGGACAGCGTGATAACAACCCATTTGCCCTAATTTCAGTTTTGGGTTAAATTCACATCATAGGGAACGGGAACCCCTTTGAACCCGGTGGCAAAGCCTAGGAATAGCTACCCGAAGCCGCGCCTTACTCTAGCATCTACAGAGGTTAAAAGATGTCGAAAGCTGAAACGGCACTCAAAGAGCAAGATAACGACGAATCCCTCATCATTGAGGATAAAACCAAAGATGATGACGGCGATGGTGAAATCACCCGCGAGGATCTTCTGAATGAGGATCAGGATGACGACACCGACGCTGAAGATGGCGGCGATGACACTAACGATGATAGCTCATCTGGTGAAGGCGACGACGAGGAAGAGTTCGAGATCGTGCTTGCTGGTGACGGCGGGTCGCACCCGAAGGACGACGATCGCGGAATCCGAAAAAGGATCAACAAGCTAAACCGAAAGGTGGACGCGGCAAACGAAGGCAAAACCGAAGCTGAGCGAAGTCTTGAAATTGCGAATGAGCGTGTAAAACTGCTCGAAATTGCTTTGGATCAGAAAAGCGGGGATGCATCAAAGAAAGATGCTCCCCCTGATCCAAATGACTTTGACGATGGGATTGCAGATCCCGCATACGTGAAAGCGTTTCAAGACCATATCGCAGCGGGCGTTCTAGCTAAAGCTCAAGAGTCGCAGACACAGGTTCGGACGGAAACAGAAACGCAAGGCAAGCTACGTGGTCGGCAAGAAGACCATTACCGCCGTGCCGATGCGTTGAAAGTTCCCGACTATGACGAGACCGAAGATAAAGCAATTTCTATTATCGGTCATGAAGTGGTCAAAGAGTTGATTCTTAACTCGGACAAGTCAGAAGTGCTTTTGTATTGGCTTGGGAAAAACCCAAACAATGCCGAAGATTTGAAAGACTTGATTCAATCCAATCCCGTGAAAGGCGCCCTTGCAATCGGCCGACTTGAGGAAAGGCTCGTCGCTAAACCCAAGTCGAAAAACAAACCCGCACCCGACCCAGATCGGGAGCAAAGGAGCGGCGGTTCTGGTGAAAAAAGACGCCAGCGCGGCCCCAAGGGTGCGACCTTCGAGTAAGGACTCACGGCTATGGCCAACAACTTTGACAGTAATTTTACGCGATACCTGGCGCGCGTATTTTTGGAGAAATTCGAGACAGCCAGGGTCATGTCTAAAAACGTTGACACACAGCTTTTGGATGGGCGTTTCCGTCCTGACACTGGTAACAACGTGGACTTCAAGCGCCCGACTGACTATCGGTCGGTGCGGACGGCTACAGGTGACGTTTCAGGCACTACTGCGTCGGACATCATCACTGGTAAAGCAACCGGTACAATCCAAGACTATTTCACTGTGGAAGTCAGCTTTGACGAAGCAGATGAAGCGGTCAAAATGGATCAGATCGACCAACTCTTGGCGCCCATGGCGACCCGGATTGTCACCGATCTTGAGTTGGATATCTGCAG